TTGACGCTCCTTCGGTGATGCTGACACCAAATGTCACCAGCAAGATCACCAGATAAAACAGCAGGCTCTTCTTCATTTCTCGCCCTCCTAGGCGCTGGGCAGATCACGGTACACGAAACGATGGCGCTCGATCTTCTTGTGCTCCGGGTGCTGTCCCAGGGCAATCATGCCGGGAGTCGCATTGAAGCTGTGATGGACTTCCACCGCGCTCTTCAGTGACTCCAAGACCCCAGGAGGAGCGTCTACCCACTCATCCAGTGGCACCTGGTAGGTCACTCCCATCAACGGGAAGTCCTGTGGGTCAGTCTGTCGGTCATAGACCCTCTCAATCTTGATCTGGAACCAGTCGGGACGGTAGAGCCCGCCCTGGTCCACGCACCTGTGCTTGGGGTCGCCGCACGGGGGGTTCTCGTAGCCCTCGGGAAGCTTTTGGCCAGTGGTGAAGTTGAACACCTCTTCGCCGGCCGCAACCTTCTCCTGTCGCTTCAGGGCTTCCATCGCCGCCTTTTCGGTGGCCTTGGCTTGTGCTGTTTCTGTCATGTTTTTTCCTTCCGTGTTTTACGCCCCGTCAGGCGAAAGTGGATTGGGGCCCCCGAAGGGGCCCCTTCTGTCTACCGATAAGCTTCCCAGTACACCAGGTCGGCCGCGGTGTTCAGGACTGCCGTGGTAGGCACCGTGAACCCTTCGCCATCGGCCCCCGCGTAAACGGTAGGCCCTCCGGTGATCATGGTTTTCGCTCCGGCACTCGTGTACTGGAACATGGTCCCGGCCGCCATTCCTGCGAACCACACGAACTCCGTGTCGTCGGTGTCGTTGTGCAAAACGATTTTCGACGGCTGGAATCCGACAATGATATTCAACTCGGCGCCAGACCCGATATACAAACCGGAACTCAGCGCCTTGTTGATAGACTGTCCGCCAGGATTGGTGTAAGTGATGTCTCCGTTAGCCATTTTCTCACCTCTTCTCTTGGGTTACGCCTACCAGGTGGCCAGGCACTCGATACGGCACAGGTAGTTGTCATTCAGAATGACAGCGGTTTTGCAGGCCTTCCAGCCCGCAGTCGATTTCTGATGCAACGGATCGGAGTTTCCGCCGGCCCGGTCGTAGTACGTCATCGACGCGCCCTGCAGCTTCACCGTACCGTAGGCCTCCTTCGCCAGGATCAGGACGCTGTAAACATCGCCGTTGGTCCCGTCGGTGGAGCGGTAGGTGCTGGCCGCGGTGGAGCCCACGTTGCTGGTCCCGCCACTGCTGGCAAAAACCTTGGCCACGGTGCTGGTCACGAACCGGACGTTGCGGTACTTCCCGACCTCGCTCGGGTAGGCCACCGTTCCGCCGGCGTACTTCTCGCGGGGCACCCAGTCGTCGCCCATGCCGCTCAGGGTGTTGACGATGCCGTTGACCACATGGGGGTGGATGATGGCAACGTAACTCGGCCCGATAGGCTGGGTCGCGACCTTCGTACTCGCGTTCATCTGGGGAAGAATGTACTCGGCGTCGGCCGCCTCAAGCTGGGTGATGGCAGTGTCCAGCACTCGCTTGGTCAGGGTTCCGGCCACGGTGGTCCGTGCGCCAACTCCGGTGGTGGGGCTCGACCCGTCGGCGGTCACGCGAAGGAACGAGGTTCCAGCGTTGATCACGTCACGGGTGACCTCATCCATGCTCTCGGCCGCCTGCAGGGCCAGCCGCTTGGTGGCGATGGTCAGCACTTTGTCAACGTGCATGAAGTCCACCACGTCCGTGATCGCAACCCAGTCACCGTACCACTTGACGGTGCCCAGGACGTTCTCGTACGCCAGGTTCTTCCCGGTCGGGGGGATGCCCTCGCTCAGGGGAACCACGTTGGTGGCCAGCTTCAGCCAGCGCCGCCAGATCACCTGTTCTCCGGTGTGCTTCGGAAGGGTCGTCGGCATACCGTGCCGGTCGTGGACCAGCTTCGGCTCAGCGACGCTCAGAAACACCTTGTTGTACCACGCACGAGTAGCGAAAGGCATTTGCGTTCCGCCAGAAATGGCGTCATCAACCTCGGAACTCGCTCGCAGTCCTGCCAGTGTATTGAAACTCATCGTGTCACCTCCTAAAAGGTCTAGTCAAATCCGCCGCGCTCCAGGATCTCAAGAACCTGGTCGCCCGACATATTCATGATCCTGCGGGCCCGGTCGTCCTCGGTAACGGTATCCGGCGCCGTAACACTGGCTCCAGAAGACTCGCTGTGGTGGCGACTGGCCATCCCGCTGGGTTTGTTGCTCTTCTTCGGCAGGCCAAGCTTTCCCTCGCTTGCAAGCCTCTGGGCCAGGAGAATCGCCCCGGCCATGCCCCCACCTTGATAGAGGGGTTTTTCCTCTTCTGGCAGGCTTGCAAAAGCCTGCTCAAGGACTGTGACGTGTTCAGGCTTGAAGGCCTCCAGGCCGGGGTAACTCTTCACCCGATTGGCCACGGCCTCACGTTCTTGCTGGTCCCGGACTGGCTTCAGATACTCGCGCATCTCCTCCAGCTCCTTCTTGACCATGCTATCAACGTAGGGCCGCAGGTACTCTTGAACATCGGGTTCAAGTTCCGGCATTTCCGCCCGTTCTTCGCCTTCCTCCACGTCGCCGCCAAGTTGCCTTTTGATCAGAAGATCGTTCTGCTCCTCGGCTCGCCTTAGTCTTTCAGACAGTTCCTTGATCCTCGCGTCAACACCAGAAGGTTCCTCGACGACATTCTCCTGACCTGTCTCAGGTGCGGTGGACTCTTCGCTGTTGCTCTCTTCTTCCGGCTCTGCTTTTTGAGCGGGCTTCGGCTCGTCGCCCAGCAGGCCAAAGAGATCGTCAACGTCAAGAGGCCCTGCGTCGTCTTCCTCCAGTCTTTCGCTCAGTCCACCGGAAAGGTTTTCGGCTACAGAGTAGTCGTCGGACTCGGCAACGGCCTTGGCCGCCTCGTCCATCTTCTTCAAGTCCTCCGGTGTAGGGGGCTGGTCACCAAGTTGGTCAACCGCCTCGCTAATCCTGGCCATGTCTTCATACTCGCCCATGTTCAGTCCTCCGTGTTTTGCGCCCCGTCGGGCGAGATGTTGCACCTACTATGAAGCCAAGCCAGCGTACTGGCCGCGTTCTTGGCTTCGCCATCCCTGAAGGCCCGCAGGTAAGGCCATTCTGGTCCTGTTGGCTCCAGGCCGCCCTGCTTTTGGGCAAGGGTGCGCTGGAGATAATCGAATAGCGGCTCAAGAAGCCCAAGCCTCTTTGCCTCAGACAGCTTGCGGGAATCCCGCTGGGCCTTGCTGGCCACCTGGTCCTGCATTTCCACCCTGGCTCCTTTGTGCCTGCTCCATGGCCATCATCATCTGCTGTTTTTGTTCAAACTCGGCAATGGCCTGTCGGTACTCATCCGAGCTCATGACAAGATTTCCCGCCTCACCAAGTATTTCCGTAAACAGGAGCTTGTACAGCTCCTCCATCTTTATAGGCATCGGCCGGCCGTCCGGGCTCTGTGTGGCGAGCTGGACCGCCATCATCAGGTTTTGCAGTTTCTCCTGCTTCTCTGCCAGGTACTTCGACCCGGTGGCGTGAGCGACGTACCCGCGGCGCACCTGACTCGGTGTAATCGTGATCTCCTGAATGGTCTTGTCCTTGACAATGGCGATCACCTGGTCGGTTGTCATGTACTGGGCGTTCATTTCCAGCTTCGTATTCATGCACACATTCAAGAACTCTTCTTCGATGTCCGTAACGTGCCCGCCAAGCTTGGTGGCAATGATGTTGCTGTTGCGGGCTGTCCTGGTCGCTGTCTCGTCGGCGCCAGTAGCGGTGTTCACTGCCCCAGTGATCCGCTCATGACGGGCAATGGCCGCCGAAAGCTCTTCAAAACCCAGGGGGATGCCCTGGAAGTTCTTGACGATGGGGGTAATTGAGCCCTTCTCGGTGACATAATGCTTGGCCCCCGGGCCGCTGGGCTTCATCACGCCATCCACCAGGTTATCCTGGACGACCTCGTACTCAGGTTGGATCGCGCTGTTGACCGCATCAACCTTCTGGTTGTGAATGGCGTTGGCGCTGTCCTGCTCGTCGAGACCCTTCTCGATTGGGCCCATGCCGTAGACAGACCCGGCAGTAATGCCAATCCTGGCGTTCCAGATTAGCGGCCGGCCGCTGTAGAACGGGCTTGGTTCACACCGGATCACCGCGTTGTCATTGGCCACCACCGAAATGTAGTTGTGGTAGATACCGGCCTCTGGCCCGGATTTGATCTCGAAAGTCCCGTGCCGCTCCTTCAGCTCCACCTTGTCCTTGCCATGCGGCATTTCCATGCCCAGAGCCATCTTGAAAAGTTTCTCGGCCTCGTTGTCTTTTGACGTGGCTTCGCTGTCGATTTCCTCAATGGCGCCGATGTTCTGATAGAGCCTGTAGCCGTCCTCGTTTTCCTTGGCCATCTCTTTCAGGTAGGCCTTTGTGCGCCACGACCGCATGATCCTGATGGCCTCGCGCTCATCGTTCGGGTGCTGCTCCTGGACGTAGTTGAAGATGCTTCCGATAGACGTGCGGGGCCCAGCAAAGGCAATGTCCGTCTTGACCGGGGGCCGCGGGGGTTCCTTGAATTGAGGCGGTGGCGGGAACTCGTTTTGCCCAAGCGCCTGGAGCTGAAGCACGGTCTTCCTGTACTCGTCCTTGAGCGCCTTGTGCTCCAGGTGGTACTTGGCGAAATCCTCAGACCACCGCTCCATTTCGTCGGTCACCGTGGAGTAATCCACGATCTTCCTCGTGTACCAGGACTCGGATACTGGGCAGTTGCCGACCATAAGCAGAGATTTGATGGCGAGCTTCGCGGTACGCGAAAAGTCAGTCTGCCGGTTCTGGTACATCAGCAGATGGGTCTGGTACTCAGCAAACTTCTGGTCTTCTTCGCTGAACCCCTGCCGCTCGGGCACGATCTTGAGCCAGTTCTCCTGTCCCAGCATGGCGTCATAAATCTGCGGCAACAGGGTGTCCACCGCGTCTTTGCTCAACGAGACGTAGCGGCACGACCGGCCGGCCTGCCTCGCGTACTCCGCCCACTTCTTGTCGAAGATGCACAGGTAGGCATAAATACACCGGCGCCAGCTATCCTCAAGCTCTTGGCGCTCCTGGCGCATATCGGTCCAGCCCTCGATAGTTTGGTCGCGCACCTGGATCAGGGCTTCTCTGGATTTCAGTGTAATGGCCATCAGAATCCCCCGTATCTTAGATCAGAGGCCGACACGAACTCCATATTTTCCATCCGTCTGCGCATTTGTCTTTTCCTTATTTGCTCTCGGGTAGGAACATTCTTGGCCACCAGGCCGCGAAGCGCGTCATAAAGGTGGTCCTCTGCCTTCGTGTCCACATCCTCGCGGTTGTTCTCCGCGGTCGGCAGGATGGGCAGAGTGCGGATCAGATGCCTGCAGTTGCGCATGATCTTGATTCTGGCCCTGCCGTTGGTCACAGACAGAAGCTCGTGAATCATTTGCTTCTGGTGTATCCGGCTATTCGGGCCCTTGACCCAGGGCCTCCATCCCAACTGACGCCCGCCAAGCTCCTCGGCAATCAGGCCAGTCTGGCCCTTCTGCTCCCAGCACTGGTTGTCCAGCCATCCGATGGGGACATAGAGCCCGGACATCGCCTCAAAGTTCTCGATCTTCTTCCTGACCTCTGACGGAGCCTCCTCTGTGCCCACGTTGGGCTTTCCAGACCAGCCATACAGCTCATGCCCGATAACCAGGTCTCCGTCGTCGGGGAAGCCCCAGAGTCCGCCGTATGGCTCCTTGTAGCCCCAATCCAATGATCGCCAGATGGGCCGATCAGTCGGCATTGGCGCCGGGTCGATAATGTGAACCTCGGGGTCAAACTCGCTGAAGGCCGCGCCGGCCACGATGTCCCATCGCCCCTTGCGCAGGGCCTCGGCCAGGATCGGGTCACTAACCTCGTAGATGCGGTCGGCATACCCAGGGTCGCTCTCCATGAGGATCTTGTTGTCCTCAAGCTTGGACGGGATGAACACACGCCAGTATTCGCGGCCAGACCGTGTTTCGACCTTCACGCCGGTGCCAGGCGGAGCCGGGTCGATGAAGCGGGCTTTCACCCATTGGTGCCCGGGCCCCCCGGGATTGCTCGCCGCTCGCATCCTGACGTGTACGCCCTTTGCCGACCTAAGTCGTGACATCATATAGGTATACGGGAATGGCGACGCCCACTGGGTAAGCTCATCAAAGCCCGCCCAGGTATAGTCCTGGCCCTGGTACTTATAAACGTCGTTGTCTTTCTCCATGGCCCGGAACTGCAGAAGCTCGCCGCCAGGGAAGTTCCACTCGTATTTTGACTGCGAGAAGCACTTCGACCCGTAAATGGGCCCGAAAATCTCCATGGATCGGCGGATTACGCTGTCCATGTCCGGGAAGAACCGCCGGAAATATACACCCTTCCACGCGGGCCCGGTCCCAAGACCCCTGCTGAAGTCCCCCAGGAGCCCGTCAGACTTGCCACCACCGATTGCGCCGCCGAACAGGCACTCGAACGCAGGGCACTGCACAAAGAGCTTCTGAGGGCCTTCCTGGGGCTCCCACACGACGTTGCTTTGTGCTGGCCTGGCTGTCATCGCATCCTCTTTGGCCTGGTCAAGCCGCCTGTGTTCGGCGTGAACGCCGGGTTCTGCTTACTGACTACGAACTGTTTTAGCTTTTTCGGTGCTACCATCTTCTGTTTCTTTGTCCCCGACCCCTTGCTGGGCGCCATGGGCAGGAGCGACTGCGGGCCGGCCTGGACCTTCTTCATCATCTTGCTGGTCATGGCCTGGCCGATGATCTTCTGTAGCATCAGTTTGCCGCCTGTCCTATTGCCCAGCCAGAAAGAACCACAAGCGCACTGCCAAGCACCACGCCGGCCTCAAAGCTCCTGTACCACGGAGTCCGTGGATTCGCCGCAAGCTGAACCTTCAGATCAATGGCCAGCGAGTCGGAAACGTCCTCGGCCATGATCGCCCGTTGTTCCATGTGGAACAGGTCTGAAATGTGGTTCGACTTCAGCAACTCAAGATCCTCTCGGACTTTCGGGTACTTCCACGTTCCGTCCTCGTTCTTGGCGCCAGCAATGTCCCGCAGATCAGGGCTTTGGGCCAAGCTGGTCATCGAGCCAATCGTCAATGCTAGAATCAGAAGCATCGTCATGCTTTTCCTTCGCATCCTTCTTCTTCCATTCCGTCAGCTTTTTCCTGACCGACTGAGCGACCCGGCCCATTGTCTCGGCGGCCTTTTCCGATGATCCACCGCCTGACAGCAGGATCTTCACGAGCCCAACCAGGGCCACGACGGCCGCACCGATTATGGCAATGGTCGAGCTTTCCACCCTAGGCCCCCGGCTTCTTCAGGGCTTCACCGACAGCCCTGGCTGTGTGAACGACCGCGTTGGTTCCAAAGAAGAACCCGGTAACCCACATGACCAGCTCCATGTTGTTCTTGGGGATTTCCAGCTTCACGAACGCGCTCATGTAGACCACGAAGATGAAGACCAGCAACCACGCACCAAGCTTCCTCCAACCTAACATAGCGAACCTCCGTTTTTTGCAGGCCTACTTCTTGTCTATTTTTTCCCTGTTGACGTCAATGTTGTTCTCGTTCTTCCCTATTCGACGTTCCATGTCGTTAAGAATTTGTGCCGTCTGAGCCAGCTGTGACTGCATCATTGAATCAGATACCTGCAACTCTGACTTTACGCTCATGATCTCAAGCTTCGTCTGATGATCTCCAGCCTCAATCTTTGTTTCGACTTTGCCTGACCAGGCAACAGCCGCCACCATCATGGACGCCATTACAAGGATGTGCCCCAGGTTGATTTCAGTGTTTACCCTGACGCCCATGATGCTTGTTCCTTTTTGTTGCCCAGGCACGTCTACCCTCCGGCGCTAGTCTTCTTTGGTGACGGACAGGAGCCGGTACATCATCTTGCTGAAGGCCGCGATGGTGGACAGGTTGATAGGCTTGCCCAGGTTGTCGATCAGGTGCGCTTGGAACTCTGCCAGGATTGCCATGGTCTGCATTTCTTAACCTCCGGTGCTTGTTGTTGCTGTCGGCCCGTCCTCGGACGTGACCAGCACATCATATGCGGTCGCGCCCACGGGGAAACTGAAACTCGCGCTCTC